CGGCGTGCTCGGTGTCCTATCGCACTCGATCGAATCTGTATCGACCGGAGCGGTCGACGAGATCCTCGCACTCTGCGCGCACCTCGGCCCCGCAGTACTACTCGCGGACCGCCGAGCCGGAGCCGGCGCTCTGATCGACGCTCTCGCGATCGCCGGCCTCCCGGTCGTCGAGGTGACCGCCTCGATGCTCGTCACCTATTGCGGCTCAATGTACGACGCGATCGTCGCCCGCGAGCTCCAGCACGATGGACAGCCGGCCCTCGACGCTGCCGCTCTGCAAGCAATCTCTCGTCCCCTCGGTGACGCGTGGGCATGGGATCGACGCCGCTCGCCGGTCGAGCTCTCGCGACTGATCTCGTCGACTCTCGCGGTCGGCTCCCACCGGGCGACTTTCGGCCGATCCGCCGGGCGTGGTATATGGTGATTCTATGATCTCTCTCGATGGCACTCTTTAGACGATCCGCCCCCGACCTCGACAGGTTTGTGCGCACCGACGTTTCCCTCGTCTCCGAGGTCGTCGGCTTGCTCTCTGCTGCCCGAGTCGACGGGCTCGCCGTCGCGATCGACCGGCTACCGATCACTGTCGGAGCCTCCCAGCTCCACTCCGACACCGTCGCCGCTATGCCCGCCCGCTCGACCTCGACCAACGTACCGCGACGAGTCTCGATGCTCCTCGAACGACCCGACCCCGATACCGACTATCGGGCCACGGTCCACGCCGGCACGCTCGCCATGTTCTGGCACGGTTACGCGACTCTCCTCCTCGACCTCCCAGCACCTCGAACCAACTCGGTGACGGTCCTCGACCCTCTCGACGTCTCTTGGACCGCCCAGCAAGGTTGGCTCGTTTCCGGCGAGTACGTTCCCGACGAGCTGATCCTCGCGATACCGCTCCTCAATGATCCGCGCCGGCCCGAGGTCGGAGAGTCCCCGCTCGGCCGATGCGAACAGGCTCTCTCGATGTACGGGCACGCATACCGCTACATGATCGACTATTTCGCTCAAGGCGGTAACCCTTCCTCGATCCTCAAATCAAACCACGCCCTCGGAAATCAAAAGCTCCCGTCGGGCTCGACGAGAGCAGAGGAGATCGTTAACGAGTGGATCACCGCGAGACAAGAACGCCGGCCCGCCGTTATGGACCCGACGATCTCGCTAGAGATCCCCCAGTCGACCGGTGAACTCGCCGCGACTCTCTCGGTCCTCGATTATTGCTCTGCCGAAGTTGCCCGCCTGCTCAATATGCCCGGCTCTCTCGTCAACGCCCCGAGCAACGGCTACTCGCTCACGTACGCGAACATTGCCGACGAGATGCGCCGGTGGATCGCTCTCAGTCTCAAACCGACCTGGATGGCACGATGGGAGTCCGCGTTCCGCACGTTGACCGGCGACCCGACGATCTACCTCGACCCGACCGAACTCCTCGACACCTACGCTCTACTTTCGCCCGACGCCTCGACGACCGGAGTCCCCTCGAATGATCGCATCTAATAATTTCCAGCGCGCGAGCGCGACCGATCTCGTCTCGGAGCTCTCCGACGACGGCCGCACCGTAACGGTCCGCCTCGTCCCCTGGGATATGCCTCAACCGGTAGCGGACCGATCCGGCCGCCAACAGTACGTCGAGACATTCGCCCGAGGAGGTCTGACAGTCGACCTCGACCGCGTTCTCGTCGAACGAGAGCACGACGGCCCGGTCGTCGGAATCTTGACCGCCACCGAGGATCGCGACGACGGTCTCTACGGCACGATCCGCATGTCACGATCCCAAGTCGGCTCCGACACTCTCGCGGACGTCGAAGAGAGAATCCTCCGATCGGTATCGGTCGACTTCCTCGACCTGCCAGTCGCGCCCGGCACTCAGCAAGTAACGCGGACAGCCGCGCAGCTCCGCCGCGTCGCGTTCGTTATGGACGCCGCACTCGACGCCCCGGTCGTTTCAGTCCGCTCAATTCCCGCACCTTCCGCAACACCTACAACCGAGGAGACTCGAACCATGTCAGATATCCAAGCTATGCCCGAAGTGATCGAGGCGACCGCCGTCGAGGTCTTGACGCCGGCCCCGGTCGTCGAGCAGGTCGTCGAACACCGATCCGCCCCAGCACGCCCGACCGCGCAGCGTTCGCCCGCAGTGCTCGAACGGTTCGAGTCGTTCGGACATTTCGCCCGCTCTGCCGCTATCGGTGAGATCGGCGGAGCCGAGCTCGAACAGTACCAGCGAGCCCTCGCTGACATTCTCACGACCGACTCGACCGGCATGATCCGCGAACAGTGGATTAACGAAGTGATCGACCTCGGCCGCACCTACACGCCGACCGTCAACGCCTGGCGCTCGCGCCCGCTGCCGACCTCCGGCATGTCGATCTCACAGCCGATCGTTACGACCCGCCCGACCGTAGCGGTCCAGGCCACCCAAAAATCTGAGGTGTCCTCGACGACCGCCGTTATCGGCTCGGTCCAGTGGGATATCGCGACATATGCCGGCGGCAACGACGTCTCGATCCAGCTGATCCGCCGAGCAGATCCCGACTACCTTTCCGAGCTGATGCGTCTCTACACTCGCGAGCTCGCCCAGTCGGTTAACGCTGCCGCTCTCACGTCGCTCAATGCTGCCGCTGCCGTGGGAGTGTCGGGTAACGCCGCTCTCGAATACGTCACCGCTGCCGCGTTCGACGAGCTCGTGATCGACGCCTCCGCCGCGTTTCTCGCCGCGACGTCGCTCCGCCGGCCCGCCGATCAAATGGCGATCTCGGTCGACTTGTGGGCCGCTCTTGGCAAGGCGAAAGACCTCGACGGTCGCCCTCTGTACCCGTCGATCAACCCGATGAACACTTCGGGCACGATGGACGCCACCGCGACCAGCGGCGCAGTTTCCAACATTGGATGGTATGTCGAGCCCGACCTCGGAGCCGGCATTAAAGGCGTGATCGGTGTCCGCGAGGCGTTCGTTACGGCTCTCGGACCGGTCGGAACCTTGACCGCCGATGTTCCCGCGAAGCTCGGCCGGGACGTCGCGATGTATCAGGAATGCGCGTTCGGTGCGTCCGATGCGTCCGGCCTCGTCCAGATCGTGAACGCAACGCCGTGACCGCCAAAAAAGTATCCAAGACCCCAGCAAAGACCGTAAAGCCGTCCGACGACGGCCCGAAGTCCACAGGTCCGCGCCCAGTATGGGAAGGCGGCCAAACTCGCGCCGACTATCATGCTGCTGTGAGAGCGTGGAAGATCGGGCAACGGTCTAGCTGATGGCAGTCACAGCCGCCGACGTAGCAACGTGGGGACGTTTCGGAATCCCTACCGGTACAGAGCTCACGCTCCTCGACCGCGTAATCCTCGCAGCTACGTCGCGGCTCGGCCGCGACTATTACCTCGACGACCCGACGACCCCCGATCAGGACATGGCGATCATTCTCGTCTCAGTCCGACTATGGGCTCGCCGGAACTCGCCCGAAGGTCGCGACGCGTTCGGCGGAGACTTTGCGGTCTCGATCTCGCCGGACGACGCCGACGCCGTCGCTCTGCTGATGCCTCGAAACGGTCTCGCCTAATGTCGTCGATCCAAGATGTCCGAACCGAGATCGCCGGACTCTTGACCGGCCTCGGCGCGGACACCTACGACTATCTTCCTGGCGCTGCCCAGCTCCCCGCGATCGTCGCCGGTCTACCCGATCGACTCGACCCGTATATCTCCTCGATGTATTGGCTGATCGACCTCCCGGTCTACGTGGTCACAAGATCGGCGGAGCCGCTCGCCGGCGAGACAAGCCTCCTCGACCTCGTCGCCTCGACGGTCGCCGTACTCAAAAACAACCGAACCGGGACAACGTTCTCGACTCTCCGAGTCGTCGACGTGACATCCCTCGATCCGATCCAGATCGGCACGATCGACGCGCACTCCGCACAGATCAACGTGTCCGTAATGGTCTCGACCCCTTCCTAAAAATCACCCCGAAAGAGAGAAACTAATGGCATTTGCTCCACTCATCCTCACCGGAAACTTGTCGATCGACTCGGTCGACGTGTCCGATCAGGTCACCGCGTTCAAGTTCTCCGCCGCCCGAGCACAAATTGAGATCCCGCAGACCTTCGGGACGCGGATGTCTTTCGCTGCCGGAAACGACTCGTACGAAGTCGAGATCGAGTACCTCTCGGACACCGACTCGACCGCGATCTCACAGATCCTCTGGACCGCTCTCGCGGACTCGACCGGCACGATCGTCGTCGCCGGCACGTTCCGGCCGGGCGCGGTCTCCGCGACTAATCCTCAGTGGACCGGTACCGCGGTCGTGACCGGAGCCGGTATCGGCGGAGAAGTAAACACCGTCGGCGTCGACTCGCAAACCTTCCCCCTCACTGATCGCCCGACTCAGGTCACCACCTGATGAAAGTCGACGTGCTCGTCGACGGGATCGTCCACGCAGTAGCACCTACTGCCGGCGATCTCGTTCGACTGGAACGCGAATACGGGATCACCGCCGGCTCGATGGATGAGAAAACGACCTCGGTCGAGCACGTTCTCTTTCTTGCCTGGACCGGTCTCCGCCGGACTGGAGTCGTCGACCGCGATCTCACTTTCGACGACTTCCTCGACCTCGCAGATGTCCCCGAGGATGGCCCGACTATGGACCCTCCTCCTCCGCTACCGCCGAAATGATCGCAGCGGTAGCGGTCCGAACCGGTATCGCACCGAAAGCACTCGAAGAGCTCGACCTCGACATGTGGGCTCTCATCGTCGCCCGAGTCAAGAAAGAGAGCCGATAGATGCCAGCGCAACCAGCGGTAACGGTCGAGAACCTCGGGAAAGTGATCCGCCAGATCAAAGCAATCGAACCGGAACTCGTCGACGAGCTCAAAGCCGCGAACCGCGAGATCGCGGACAAGGTCACCTCGACCGCGAAGATCCTCGCACCCAAAAAATCGGGCCGGCTCACTAACTCTGTTCGCCCCGGCGCAACAGCTCGGACCGGTCTCGTCAGAGCCGGCTCGAAACGCGTCCCCTATGCCGCCGTACAACATTTCGGATGGGCGAAACGCAACATACGGCCCGACCCCTTTCTCTATGACGCTCTCGACAACCGTCGCGACGAGGTCGAGGCCGCCTATATCGCCGCAATAACTAAAGTCACCGAAAGAGTCGACTGATGGCAAAAGGCCCAACAATCGAAGTCAAGTTCACGGGCGACACTAAGGGACTCTCGAACGCGACCGGCCGCGTCGATAAGGAGCTCGAAGGAGTCGGCAAAAAGGTTTCGGGTTTCGCGATCGGGGCCGGCGCTGCCGTCGGCGCGATGAGTATCGCCGCCGTACCGAAGCTACTCGGTTTCGGTAAAGAGCTATTCGCGCTCGGTCAAGCCTCCGAGGTCGGAGCAAAAAAAACCGAGACCGTATTCGGTGATTCTGCTGCCGACATTTCCGCGTGGGCCGACGAGGTAAACGAGTCGCTCGGGCTCTCCGACGAAGCGGTCGGGACTCTCGCGACCTCGATGGGCGACCTCCTCGTCCCGATGGGTTTCAGTCGAGCCGAGGCCGCCGAACTCTCAATGACGACAACAGAGGCCGCCGGCGCGCTGTCCGCGTGGTCCGAAGGCCAGTATGACGCCTCGGAGGTTTCCGCGATCCTGACGAAAGCGATGCTCGGAGAGCGCGACGGACTGAAGGCCCTCGGCATCTCGATCTCGTCGGCAGAGGTCGACGAGCGCGCTCTCGCTGCCGCGCGAGCTGATGGTCGAGAAGAGATCACCGCTCAAGACAAAGCGCTCGTGACTCAGGCGCTGATCTTAGAGAAATCGGCCGACGCGCAGACCGCGTGGACTGATGGCACTATGGACGCGGTCAAAGAACAAAACGAGCTATCGGCCTCGATCGCGGACGCGAAAGAAGGCCTCGCTAAAGGCCTCGTGCCGATCGTGCAAAAAGTGATCCGGTTTATCACTCGCGATCTCATACCCGCAGTCAAAAAAGCGGTAGCAACTTTTAAGGAAAATTGGCCTCAAATTAGAGCCGCGGTCGAACCGACCATGATACAGATCCGCGACATCATAAAAAGCGTGATCGAGCTAGTCACTCAAATTTGGGAAACCTTCGGAGACGACATCCTAAAGTTCGCAACGTTCTATTTCGGAGAGATCAAAAGGACGATAGAAAACGCAATGCAAGCGATCCAAGGGATCATAGATATCGTGATGGGTGTCCTCTCGGGCGACTGGTCGAGAGTATGGGAAGGAATCTCTGCCGTTCTCTCTGCTATATGGGAGCAGATGAAAGGGACGCTGTCCAACGCCCTCACGATCTTCGGGACGATCTTTGATCTCGCATGGAAGGGGATAAAATCGCTTGTGTCGTTGGCGTTCTCCGGTCTGCTCGACGTGATCGTCCTAGCTGTAAAAGGCTATATCGCATACCTTAAATTGCTGCCCCGTCTTATCATCTCCGCGATCGGGTCGCTCGGGTCTTTGCTCTACAACGCCGGCAGAGACCTGCTGGGCGGTCTCCTCCGAGGTATGAAAGACGCCGCTATCGGCATGTTCGGATGGGTCGGAGGGATCGCCGGAAAAATTGCGAACCTCAAAGGCCCGCCCGCTTATGACAAGGTCGTGCTAGAAAAGAACGGCCGGCTACTGATCGACGGGCTCGGTCGAGGTATGCGCGAGGCGTTCCCAGCGGTCGAAAAGTTCGCTGCCTCGCTCGCCCCGACCCTTTCCGCCTCGATCGGCGGAGGCTCGTCGATCCCGCTCGGAGCCGGCTCGACCCGTACAAGCGCGACGACCGTTATCCAAAATTACCCGACCGGAGTCACCCCGACGCGCGTCGAGCAGGCAACGCGACAATATGCAAGAGTCCAAGGTCCATTATGACTATCGCGTCTCTCTTGCTAGAGGAGCCGACCGGAGGATCTCCGACCGGCCGAGGCGACTGGTCGCTCGTCGTCGAAATCCTTCTCCCGGTACCTTCCTCCGACGCCGGCATATGGGGCATCGGCACTTGGGGCACAAGTAAATGGTCTGTTCTCAGTTGGGTTGATATCACCGACAAGGTCCGCGGTATGTCCTGGACGCGAGGATCCGACGAGGTCTACGGCCGCCCTCGCGTCGGCCAAATCTCTATGACGCTCGATAACCGCGACGGCACACTCGACCCCTGGACCGCAGACGCCGCACAATTCTACGCGCCCGGCACAATCCTCCGAGCCGGCCTCATCTCTCCGACCGGCATCAACGACCCTTACTACGGTGTCCGGACTTGGATACCGCAATGGACCGGAATCGTAGAAATGTGGGCACCGCAGATCGTTGCCGCGCAGCTCGACGGCCTCGACGCCGCCGACCGATATATCGAGGTCGAGCTCGCGGAGACTCTCCGCGATCTCGCCCAGGTCGACGAGGTCGCTCTCGCAGTCCCAGTCGGAGCCGGCGAAACAGCTGAGGATCGTTTCGAGCGGCTCTTACTCGCCGCGAACTGGAGATACGGCACACTAATAAGCGCTCAAAACGTCCAACTCCCAACCGCCTACACTCTGCAAGCGACCGACATGGACGAGAATCGCCTCGCGGAGCTCTACCTAACCGCGGACTCTTCCGATAGCCAGTTTCGGACGTTGCGCGACGGTCGGGCCGGCGTGACCGCCTCGGAATACGCCGGGACGACCGTCAGTATTAGTGTCGATGCGTTCCCTCTCGTCTTGGTGTCGTGGGTTGATATCGGTAGCAGTCCATCTGTTCGGAGACTTTCGACCCTTTACTTGGACCGCGAAGATTCGACGGCCTCGACCTCGACTTCGTCGACCGTGACCGTCGCGTTCCGCCCCGAGACGTTCCGCTCGATGTCACAAGACACCGAAATATCGAACGATGTCATATTCTCCGCGGTCGGTAGGACGCCTCAACAGTTCGAGCAACTCAACTCGATCGCGAGGTTCGGTAGACGGTCCTACGTTCGCTCTGATCTTCTCAATAACGACGACGTGTATCCGGCGCTGTTCGCACAGTACACGTCGATCCGTAGGGCACTCTCGACCCTCAGGATCGAAGCGGTAACGGTCGATACGTGGGCGCGACCGCTACAACAGTTTCTCGCGACGGTATGCGCCGAGCCGGGAGATCGCGCATACGTTAAAAACCCGATCGGCTCGGGAACCCGAGGCGAGATAGTCGGTTTCGTTGCACAAGTGACAAACAGGGTTACCCCTGGAGTGTCTGGCGCGTCGATCGTGTGGGAGACCGATATCCGCGTCGACACTAGAGAAGTGCTTAACGTAACCGGCGCTCAAGTACCCGCCACTCCC